GGCGCCTCCGCTGACGCGGACTACACGCGGCTAAAGGCCTCCTACGACGAGCAGAAGGCGCAGCTGCAGACCGCGACCGGTTACACGGACTGGGGTGATCTCGTTGCTACGAGCTGACGTCATTTATCTCATCAAAGAAAATCCGGGCAACCATGGCTGGTTCGACAGCCCGACATACACCGAGAAAGAGGTCTACTGCACCGTGCGATCCGTCGGCATGACCGAGTATTACAGAGCGCACGCGCAGGGCCTGGAGCCGTCCGTCGTCTTCGTTCTGGCCGACGAGGCAGACTACGACGACGAGCGGATCCTCCGGTGGGGCTCGAAGTATTACCGCCTGGTCCGGACCTACACGGACGGGCTCTCGATCGAGCTCACCTGCGAAGAGATCGCGCCCGTGGCGACGACAGAGGAGGCGACGACGAGTGGCACTGCAAACACTTAAAGACGCACTCGACGCGACGCAGCTGCCCTTCGCGCACTTCGCATGGGCCAAGGGTGCAAAAGAGCTTCTGGGCGACCACGGCGTCTACGCCGAGGACGGAGCCAATGACCTTTACGGCGACGACATCCACGCGGAGAAGGCCGTCGAGGGCACGGTGGACTACTACACCCGGGACGGCTCCGGAACGCCGCAGACGACGATCGAGACGGCTCTCAACAACGGGAAGATAGCCTGGTATCTCAACTCGATACAGTTCGAGGAGGAGACCGGCTACGTGCATTACGAGTGGGTGTTTCAAGTCTGATGGCTACGATCAAGTTTGACGGCATAGCCGACTACCAGAAACAGCTGGAAAAGCTCGGCCGGGCAGCTCCCGGTATATGCAAGTATGCGGTCTACGACGCCGCAGGAATGGTCGCAGACGCTATCAAGGAAAACTGCCCCGAGAGCGACGACAAGCGCACACAGGGCGACCTGCGGCGCAGCATCGGCCTCACAGGCTTTAAGAACGATAACGGGTTCATCTACACGAAAGTCGTGTTCTCCGGCTACGACCGGAAGGGCACGCCCCTCGACCTGATCGCCCGCGTTCTGGAGAGCGGAAAATCGTATAAAAGAAAGCACGCCTTCATACGGCCGGCGGTCAACAAGGTCAAAAGGGCCGCGGAGTTTGCCATTGAGAAGGCGCTCAACGAAAAGATCAACCAGTACATGAAGTAAGGAGTGACACAAATGGCAGGCATAGGCCTCTATGGTGTTTATTATTCCAAAGCAACCGTCGCTGATGGCGTCGTCACCGGTTACGCGGGCGTCCAGCAGATGGGCAAGGCAATCAGCGCCTCGTTCGAGCAGACCGAGCCGAACGACAACCCGCTGTACGCCAACAACGGCATCGCCGAAAAAGACGGACATTCCGGCTCCGGCGGCACGCTGAACCTGACGCTTGACCGTCTTTCCCAGGCGGCAGCCGCGGACCTCTATGGTCTCACGCTGAAGACCAGCAACGTCGCCGTAGCCGGCACGACCGTCGTCGGCAGCGGCTTCGACTATTCCGGCGACGAGCAGAGCGCTCCCGTCGGCGTGGCGTTCATCAGATGGTGCCAGGAGAACAACGACCGCAACAAGCACGAGGTCGTTCTCTTCCGCAACGTCAGCTTCAGCTTCCCGAAGATCGAGGCCCAGACGATGGGCGACCAGATCGAGTGGCAGACGCCCGAGATCGTGGGCACCGTCATCGGCAAGGAAGGCGACGGCACGAACCCGTGGTTCATGACCCGCGTGTTCCCGTCCCAGGCGGCCGCGATCCAGTTCATCACCGACAAGTTCGCAGCCAGCGCTGCTACCACCTGATCGGTGCGTTTTTAGAGGAGGGAACGCATGAAGATCTCATATATCAACCTTCTGGGCAAAGATTACCCGCTCTGCTTTTCGCTATCGGCGACCGAGAAGCTGACCGAAGAGTTCGGCAGCATGGAACAAATGCAGAGCGCTATCAAAGACAGCTCGGTGAAGTCAATCTGCACGATCCTCGACGTCCTGCTCGAAGCGGGACAGAAGTACTGCAAAGTGGCCGGGATAGACTGCCCGCCGCCGCTGCCATGCAGAGCCGGAGACGTGATAGACCTCTCTGATCCGGAAGCTGTTACGGCAATCTTCCATGCGATCAGCGCCGGCAACGAGCGCACCGTGGAGGCTGTCGAAAAAAACGCAGTGGCCACGCCGAAGGAATAGCAGCTTCGGCGTGGGTGTATTTTATGGGACATCTCGCAGGGCTGACCCGCGCCGAGGTGTCCCATTTACCGCTCGGCGTCGTGTTCGATCAGATAGCATGTTATCAGATCATGCACGGCGCCCGCGAACGAAGGCGGCCCACAGGGTCGCTCTTCGAGCAGATGCAGCATGTGAGGTGAGATAATGTCTGTTGATATAGGGCCGAAAATAGGTATCGAGGGCGAAAAAGAGTTTCGGGACCAGCTGTCCGCAGTAAGCCAGGCCGTAAAGACCATGGGCTCCGAGATGAAGATCGTCACGGAGGAGTTCGGCAGGAACGCCCAGTCTGAAGAGGCCCTCACGAAGAAAAACGAAGTCCTCGACCGCACGATCTCAACTCTGAATGAGAAGCTCGAGCTCCAAAAAAAGGGACTCGAAGAGTCTGCCAGGGCATACGGTGAGTCTGACGAAAAGACTATGAAATGGCAGCAGGCCGTCAACGAGACGGAGGCCGCCATCGCAAAGGCAACACGGCAGACCGACGAGAACACGAAAGCGCTCGAGAACCTCGGCAAAGAGACAGACGACGCCGAGAAAAAGAGCTCCAAGCTGGGCGACACGCTGGGCAAGGCTTTCAAGACCGGCGCAGAGGTCGCAGCTGCGGCCGTCACGGCCGTCGCCACGGCAGCCGCCGCGGTGGGCAAAGAGCTCTGGAACATGGCCACGGAGACGGCCAATATCGGCGACACGATAGACAAAAACTCGCAGAAGGTCGGCTTGAGCACGGAAGCATATCAGAAGTGGGACTACGCCATGAAGATATGCGGCACAGAAATGTCTGCAGCAACCACCGGCCTCAAAACACTGACCAATAAATTTGACGACGCGAAGAACGGCACCCAGAGCGCCGTCGATATATTTGACCGGCTCGGCCTGAAGATGGCAGATATCCAGGATTTGAGCCGCGAGGACCTGTTCGCAACGGTCGTTAAGAGCATTCAGAATGTCGAGTCGGAGACGGAAAAGGCAGCCATCGCCAACGACCTGTTCGGCAAGTCCGGCCAGGATCTGGCCCCGATGTTCAACATGACCGAGGAGGAGCTCAACCGGCTCATGGACGAGGCCGACAAGTACGGCATGGTCATGAGCGAGGACGCTATCGCGGCGAGCGCATCCTTCCACGATAGTCTGACGAAGCTTCAGGGCACGTTCCAGGGCTTCAAAAACAACATCATGGCGGACATCCTGCCGGGCCTGACGGCCGTCACAAACGGCATCGCCGATATGATGACGGGCGACGCGGCAGCGGGTTCGCGTATATCCCGCGGTTTCCAGTCTATTCTGGACGAGATCACCACGAAAATCCCGATGTTTTCCAGCCTGATCTCCACGATCGCCGGCACCGTCCTCCAGTCAGCGCCGCAGATCTTGAAGGCGCTGGCAGACGGCGTTTTGAGCTCTATCCCGGTATTACTGCCTATCGCGACCGAGGTCGTGAGCACGCTCATCACCGGCATGACTTCGATGCTGCCGGACGTGGTCGCTGCCGGGATCGAGATAGTGCTCCAGCTGGCGGACAGTATCAGCTCGGACCTGCCGACGCTCATCCCAATCGCGATCGACGCCCTGTTGACCATCATCGACGCCCTGATCTCTAACGCGGACCAGCTCATCGACGCCGCGATCCAGATAACGCTGGCGCTGGCGAACGGCCTGATTTCATGCCTTCCCCAGCTCCTCGAAATGGCGCCTGTAATAGTCCAAAAACTGGTAACTGCGATATCAGAAAATACGCCAAAATTGCTGGCCGCCGCGGTTGACATAATTTTAGCGCTGGCCCTCGGAATTTTTGAAAATTTGCCCGAGATCCTCACTGCGGCGTACGACATAGTGAAGACGCTGCTCCTCGGCCTCGGCGAGTCGTTCATCAATATGGTGGAAATGGGCGGCCAGCTGGTCGAAGGCTTCATCCAGGGCTGGGCCGACAAGTTCACCTGGGCCTGGAACAAAATCAAGGAATGGTTCAGCAACGTGCTCCAAAAAGTCAAAGACTGGCTGGGCATACACAGCCCGAGCCGCCGGTTCGCGGAGCTGGGCCAGTTATCGGCCGAAGGTTTCGGCGAAGGCTGGGAGGACGAGTTCGCCTCGGTCTCCCGAGATATTACCGACTCGATGAGCTCGCTCTATCCGGACTCAACGGCCAACGCGGGCGTCGTGAGCGCCATGCGCGGCACGGGCCTGACGTCGGCCATGGCGGACGGCGTGAACGCCCTCGGCTCGCTGATGAGCTACAACGGCAACGGCGATCTGAATATCGTGTTCAACGTCAACGGCCGCGAGTTCTATCGGGCGACCCTGCAGGACTTCCGCCTTGTGAACGCCCAGAACCCGATCATCGTAAACGACTTTTAAAGGGGGATAAGTATGGTACAGCTCGTAATAAACGGTACGACCTATCCCGAAACAAGCGGCGACAAGTACATCGTCTGGAAAGAGGACCTCGGCCAGATGCTCCGCATGGCGGGCGGCAATCTCGTCTTCGAGAAGCGCGGCCAGGTCTACAAGATCCGCTACGAGTACGACTACTTCACGCCGTTTTTACTGAATAAATGCCTGACGGACCTCCGGGCGGGCAACGAGGTCCAGGTCGGTTTCCTTCTCCCGGACGGGACGACGGGGTCCGGCCTTTTCCGCTGCACGTCCTTCCCGCAGCCGACCTTCGCCTTCTCGAAGGGCTTCGGCGAGGCGGCCGAGGGGCGCTGGCACAACATAGCCTTCGAGCTGGAGGGGGTCGAGACTATTGCAGACGACGTCGCAGGCGTATAAAGACGCTATAAACGCACCGACCCGGAAGATCGTACCGAAGGCCGTCATCGACCTGGCGGATCCGGACCTGGACGTGTCGGCCGTCGCCGGCGATTACGACGCGAGCTACTCGTTCCCGGACCAGCTGTACGACCGCGACGCCGGCTACTCCGGCGAGGTCTACGCAACCGGCGAGCACAACAGATGGCTTCTGGACGGGTCCTTCTCCATTTTCCCCGACGACCCGCTCACCCGCGGAGGCGAGCAGGGCGTGATCGGCGACACACTGTCCGGAGCCGACTGCAGCCTGAACAAATCACTCGAGATCGACATCAGCGGCGTCGAGACGCTGCAGGTCGTGACGGTCGCCCCGACGGGCGTCCTGGCGGACGGCTATCCGGTGCGGCTCTCGCTGGACATCTACTCCAGCTCGAGCCTGCTCTACTCCGGCACGGCGGAACCGGAGGCGGGCGAGTATTACTTCGAGGGCTTTACCGTTACGCAGCCGACGAAGCTCGTGCTCACCGTCACCGAGTGGAGCCTGCCGAACCGATATTTCAGGTTTGTCGAGTTCCTGCCGGGCTTCGTGGAAGTATGGGGCGGCGAGACGATATTCCGTCTGGACGTGATCCAGAAGGCCGACTTCTCGAACCTTACCATCCCATACGCGTCCGCGTCGATCACTATCGACAACACGTCGAAGCGTTTCGACCCGGCGAACAAAGCCGGCGTTTTTAAGAGCGTGGTGGCCAGGCAGCCGGTCCCGCTGTTTCTCGGCGTACAGACCGGCGACTCGGCCGAGTATGTGGCCATCGGCGTGTACTATCAGCAGAACCTCGGCTGGCAGCTCCAGAACGACGGGCTCACCATCCAGTGGGATCTCATCGACATCATCGGTCTGCTGGCGGACCGTAAATTCGAGCTTGCCGGCACGCAGCCGACGACGCTGGCCGGCTGGGTCGCGGAGATCGTCGGGCAGCTGGGCGCTACCTTCGAGGGCCACTATACCATCGACGGCGACCTTGGCAGCACAGCGCTCACTTGCAGCTCGTCAGATCTGGACGAGATAACCTGCGGAGATCTTCTCCGCTTTATCTGCCAGGCGTCGAACACTTTCCCCGTCTCCGATCCGGTGACGGGCTATCTGCATATAAAGGCGCTGAACAACACGACGCAGGACTACGTCACCATGAGGATGCAGAACACGGTGGCCAACAGCAGAGCCAACACCGATATCGCGTTCCTGTCTTTCGATATTAACGGCACACTGTACAACGTGCCCGGCACGGCGGAGGCCAGCGACACGACGGTCAACGTCAAGAACCCGTTCATAACCACCGCGAACGACGCAGCCATGGCCGCGCAGGTCATTCTGACGCAGTACGGCGGCGACGTGCTGGAGCTCCGGGCCCGCGGCGACATGAGCCGCGAGGTCGGCGACATGGTGTCCGTCGAAGTGATACCGGGCGTTAACGTCTCGGCCAGGATCTTCGAGCAGCAGCTGACGCTGGACAACGGCGTCATGACGAACGTGCCGCTCAAATGTCTCCAGGCTAACGGCGGCACCCTTTACACCGATGTCATCGTCATCAACGAGAGCGGCAGCTACCAGATGCCGGCAGGCGTGACCGAGTGCACGCTGGTCCTGATCGGCGGCGGCGACGGAGGCGACGGAGGAGACGGTGCGACCCTGTACTATCTGTCCGCGAACAAAGACTCCGGAGCCGGTGGAGCCGGAGGCAAGGGCGGCAAGGTCTACACGATACCGCTCGAAATAAACGACGGTCAGCAGTTCTCGGTCTCCATCGGCGCAGGCGGGACCGGCGGCAAGGGCGGCACATGGTCGTACCGGCCCAGACCGGCGGACAATAAGGGCGCAGCGGGCGCGGCCGGATCGCCGACCGCGGCCACCTTCTCTGCGACGTATACGTCCGCTGACGGCGTCCGGATGCCGGCGGGGTATGCTGACCTGCTGACGAACATGATCTTCGCCCTGGATGGCCAGAACGGCCTCACAGGGCAGAGAGACGGCGAGAACGGCAAGAACGGCAAACCGAACACGGGCTTCGGCGGTGCGGGCGGAGACGGCGGCGGTGAGGCTGTCGTCGTTTGGCTTACGCCGAAAGACGTGGTGCCGAGCTATGAACTGCCGCCGGAAGTGGTCGAGAGGATCATGCGGCTCAATGGCTTTGATCCGGCTGGAGGCATGGATCAGGAGAAGGCAATAGTCGCGAAATTTCCCACAAATGGCAAAAACGGAGGCAACGGCGGTTCGGGATGCTGTCTCATATTCTACACGAGGTGACATTATGGCACGACTCAACTATACAGTACAGCAGATTAATGCGGCACTCGCAAAGGCCATCGCCGCGGCAAACACGGGTTCGCTCTCTAACCTTACCACAGCAGATAAATCATCCCTTGTTTCCGCAATCAACGAAGTCAACACCCTTGCGGGCAATCCCTTCGGCAATGATGTATCCATCGGCGGAGCAATCGCCACTTTCAAGAGAAACCGAAGCGGGATGCCCGTGGATGTCATCGCAAACATACTTCCCAAACAGGCGGGAAGCGGTGACCCGTCACCTTCCAACATCCGCACTATAAGCGGGTGGTCTAGTGTTAATGTATTTAATACGGGGAAGAATCTGTGGAATCCGACATACTTTACAGATAACAGTTTTACTCTCCAAACCGATGGGTCTTTAAAGGGTGCTTCGGAAAATATAAGCGGGAAAACATTAAGCATACCGCCTACTAGTCGTGCAGTTATGTCTTTGGATTATTATGGAGCGTCTGGACGGGCGGGATATTTTCAGTTTGTCTATTCAGACGGCACCGTGCAATATCCTATTGAATGCAACTCTACCACATGGACGCATTTGAGCGCGGTATCTGCGCTGGACAAAACGGTTATTGGCATAACATTCTTGAAAAGCAATAACCGCGATATGTACGTTAAGAACTTCCAACTAGAACTCGGTTCCACCGCCACCTCATACGAACCCTACACAGGCAACACCTACACCCTGCAACTGGGCAATACATACTACGGCGGTACGGTGGATTTTGTCAGCGGGAAGATGACGGTGACACACGGATATGCTGTATTTAACGGCTCTGAAAACTGGGTAAATGTCGGCGGCAGTTATCCACAGGCATTTCAGCTTGATACAGGAATCACAAACGCATATCAGCCAAACCCGGCAACACAAGATGATATGTCGAATTTATATCCTTGGTGCAAGACAAGCTCTACAAATTACGGATGTCGATGGCAAGCGGCAAACAGCAACGGGCGGTTCTATGTATATGACGATAATTATTCTTCAAATTTACAGGACTTTAAATCGCACCTAGGAACTACAAATTTGCAGATATGCTATAAACTTGCTACTCCAATTGAAATAGACCTCACTCCTACGCAAATCTCTTCTCTAATCGGAGAGAACAATATATGGGCGGACAGCGGTGATGTGGAGGTATCATTCCCCGCAGACTTCGCCACCTTGGATGCTATCGGCAAACTTGACCCGTCACAGGCGACAGCACCGATAAAGGAATATTCATCAGCGCACACGATAACGAAAGATGATTATTCCTGTCTGTTACTGGTGACGGGTGCGACAACTATCACAATTCCCACGGGGCTAGATATTGGAACGGAAATAGAAGTCATGCGGACGGGTACAAGCACAGTCACAATATCACCCGCTTCGGGTGTGACTTTGAACGGAGCATCTTCAAACAAGACCATCACAACGGCATACAACAGTTTGAAGTTGAAGTGTATCGGGAATAATGCGTGGGTGAGCAGATGATTATAGACGAGCTTATCACCGACCGAATGGAGTCTGATGTCGTCAGGCTGAAAGAGTTAATAAAAAAGACTTGGCAAGGCATGACGGCGGAAGAGCGGGAAGAGTACGACGACGGCATATTCCCATTGGAAGATATCAACGGCATCTGGTTACAGGACAGCACAGACGAGCAACTGTATTCGCAGGCATCCGTGCAGAGAGGTGCATATAACTATACCGATTGGAACAGAGTCGAGACGGCGGTCGGTTATGTCTCGGGCGAATTAGTACAGGCGGACACCGACCTGCGGGCATACGCGACATCCCTCGGGGTGGCATGGAGCACCGCGTTCGCCCTTCCTTACGACCCGTCGTCCTATTCACTCACGACAAAGACCGATTGGACCAACGAGAGCAAACCGTCCACGACACATATGGCGAGGTATCTCAACAATGTGGTGCTCATCAAGGCCGCGATCCCGAACGCCTCGGCGGCATGGCTGCCCGACTCGATGGACAGGCTCGACTATTCAGGAGCGAACGGCATCGAGCAGGTGCTCATAGACATCCACACGGCACTCGCCCTGCTGATAACAGAGAGGATGGGACTCATCCGCTCGGCACTGGCGGTCAACTACTCTGGCGAAATTTACTCTGGTGAAGGTGAGGCATAATGCAGGATAGAATAGCTAACCATCCGAACAGGTGGGTGCTCACTCCCGTCACGGGACAGACGAACACCTACGACTTCACGCGTGCGGACGACCCGACGGTGACAGGCACTCCGCTGAACAAGGCGACATTCCTCACCGACGACACCGCGTCCGCGATCGCGGCTCTCACAGGCACGACACCCGACCTCCCGACGGAGGCGCTGACGGCCCTGGCAACGGTGCTGTCCGGGCTGGGAGCAAGCAGCCTCGTCCACGTGGAGACGGGCTCGTATACCGGCACCGGCACGGCCGGCTCCGGCGGATCCGGAACGGCCAACTCGCTGACGTTCTCATATAAGCCGCGGCTTGTGATAATCGTCCAGGCGGGCGGGTCCTTCGCGACCTCGCAGGGCGACGGCTTTATGTGG